GTCAGATGATTGTACAGGACATTACACAGACTTTACTATTACTCCTTTGTCAGGTACGTTTTTTCACGAAACTACAGACGAAAAAGGAAACATTGAAATCACGGACGATTATAAGCAATGGCTACAAGAACAAGTTAAAGAGTTTAGAAACCAAACACTTTGGCTATACAACGAATCACTAGAAAAAATGCGTGATTTAGATACTGACGAAAAAGATTGGAGCTATTATGGTATTTAAACTACAAAGAATGATTAAGTTCTGGAGAACAAAATCATCACACGAAACAATAAGAGGATCATTTAATGAAGATCTTTACAGAAGAATATGTGAAATAAAATTTAATCAAGAACTATGAAGTATTATTGGAAAATGAAAAACGGAAATTTAATTGACATTGACCAAATGTCGGAAACGCATTTACGCAACACGTTAAAAATGATTGTGCGAAATACACAGGTTAAGTTACCTGTTACGAAAACACGAATCGGAAATATAGAAGAAAACTTTAGAGAAGAATTGTACCTAGAGTATGCAGATGAAGAAACACTAGAAAATTTTTACGGGTTTTGAGTTACAAGAGAAAAGAAAACTATGAAGCTTCAATGCTAGGTATAGCATTAAGTTTAGTGCTAGGAGCAGTGATAATTTTAGTATCAGGAATCATTAAATTATTTACGTTATGAAATACAAACTAACATACAAAATAGGACTTGCAACAGTGCAGGAATGGATTTTTACATCCAAGAGTTTATGCTACTGGAAGAAGATGGACTTAATCGAAACAGGACGATTCAATATGGGCAGCTTTTATATAGAAGAATTTAAATTTTAAGACAATGAAAAACGATTTAATCGAACGAGTAACATACCTGATTGAAAGAGATGAACTCAATAAACGTAACCGACAAAAGCATAATATTTATAAGAAGTGCTTTCTGATGGCACAGTTACGTAAAGAAGAATTGACTTATAACGAAATCGGTTCGTACTTCAATCAGCATCACGCTTCAGTTATCCATAATATCCAAACGCACAAGAATCTAATGCAGTACAATAAAGACGAATATCTGGACGTTGTTAGAGAATACCAAGTGTTCTTAGTCAACTCAAAGTATATCCTGCAACCTAGAAACATCATAGACGATGTAAACGGATGTACAAGTCTTTACAAGTTATTACGTGTTAAAAGATGGATTGCAGAAGGACGATATAAAAATTTACAAGATGATGCAACTTTAATTGAATAAGATTCGTTATATTTGTACAGGATTCCTTCGACATTATAAATCCTAAGGTATTATTTAGCCATTTTAATGAATGAGAGGTCGAAGGCTCAGGATTTAAAGTGGCTTTTTTATTACTTATAATTTGCTAATGGCAACAGAAAAAAATTCATTTCTTCTTTACTGTGATATCATTCACACCGTAGAGAAATTAAAAGATGTAGATGCAGGAGCATTACTTAAACACATCTTGCGTTACGTCAACGATCAACAACCAGTAACGGACAATCCAATTGTAGAAATTGCATTTGAACCTATCAGGCAAAGTTTAAAGCGTGACCTTATTAAGTACGAAAACATACGAACTCGTAATAGTGAGAATGCAAAGAAGCGATGGGATGCCAAAGAATGCGACCGCATACCAAATGTACCTAATGATACCAAAAATGCCGATAGTGATAGTGTAAGTGATAGTGTTATATCTAAAGATATATATAGAGCATTCGCTCATCTATCTATTTCTAGTGATGAGGTAGAGAAGCTATTAGAGAAATACACAATTATAGAAATAGACGAAATATTAGATTCAATTCAAAACTTTAAAGGACATAAGAAATATACTTCCTTATATTTGACTGCTACAAAATGGTTAGCTAAAAATGTAAAACCTATTCAAGAAGCATCAGTTGATCCATTAGTAGAAAAAGCAAGAAAGTATGGATATATTAAGTAAAGGTAGTACACAACAATATTTGTTGGACTACAAAGCAGGACGTATTAAACAAGGATTAGGATTAGATTGTAACTTAGACGATAACTTAAGATATAAACCTAAACAACTAAACATCATTTTAGGACACGACAATGTCGGAAAGACTTATTGGATTAATTGGTACTTTCTTTCATTAGCACTGAAACACGAAATTAGATTCATTCTATGGTCAGGAGAAAATCAGTACGGACAAATCCTTAGGGATATGATTCAAATCTATTCAGGTAAACCATACCGAGAATTAAACGAACAACAGATTTTATCTTACTCAACTTACTTAGAGCAGTTCTTTGATTTTGTAGATAACTCCAAACTTTACAAACCTGCAGAGTTATTTGAGATATTTAGAAAGTCTGATGCTAATGCTTGTTTGATTGATCCTTACACTGGACTTGATAGAGAAATGGGATATGAAGGTAACTATAAGTTCTTGAACGCAGCTCGTCAATTTGTAAACGAAACAGGAAAGACTATCTACATAAACACGCACCCAAATACTGAATCGGGTAGAGCAGGTAACTTATATCCTGAACAACATCACTGGAAAGGACATCTTAAACCACCAATGAAAGACCACATTGAAGGAGGTAAAGCATTCTTAAATCGTTGTGATGATATGTTTGTGATTCATAGACTAGTAAAACACGAAACAATGAAATTTGTAACCTTGATATCTGTAGAGAAAGTAAAGGACACAGACACAGGAGGAAAAATTACTGCATTAGATGATTTTATTATGTGTGATTTTAACAAAGGATTAGGTTTTACAATTGATAGTGTAGACCCTATTAAAAAACTAAGACCTAAACCACCAAGACAAATGACAATGATTGAACAAAAGTTAAATGCTATTCACGCTAATAAACAATTCTAATGAAAACAGTAAACTCACTAAGTGGTGGTAAAACATCAAGCTACATAGCAGTAAATTATCCTGCTGACTACAACATCTTTTCGCTTGTCCGTACAAATGATATGAATTGCTTGTTTCCTGATGCAAAGGTTCGTCAAATTGTAAGTGACAGAATAGGTAGAGAGTTCATTGGAACACTTGAAGAAGATACAATTATTTACACTATGCTTGACTTGGAGCAGTACATAGGAATTGAGATTGTTTGGTTATCAAATAAAACATTTGATGAGGTGATAGCAAGTTACAAGATGGCTAATGGAAGTAATTACTTACCTAATCAAATGACACGTTATTGCACAGTTGATATGAAGGTAAAACCAATTGCACAATGGTGTTATGATAACTTAGAGCTTCCGATTGATATGAGAATAGGATTTAGAGCAAATGAAATGAGCAGAGCAAAGACAATGATTGACCGAGCAGTTGACGGAGTAGAGCATTTTAAGTTTAAAGTTGGAGAGAAAAACGGACGCAACAAATGGAAAATCTTACCATATCGAACTGCTACATTTCCACTAATTGAAGCAGGAGTTTTTAAAGATACAGTTGAAGAGTTTTGGAAAGATAAACCTGTAAGATTTGCCTACAAAAATAATTGTGTTGGATGCTTTCATCGTTCTGAGTTATTTTTAAAGCATATGAGTCAACGAGATGAGAACAAGTTTCAATGGTTTATTGATATGGAGCAGAAAAACGGATGCACATTTAAAAGCGGAGTTACTTACGAAAAGATAAAAAACCATAAATTACAATTAGATTTGTTCGATGAAGATTTCAACGATTGTGATTCTGGATATTGCGGACTTTAAATTAAAACAATGGACATAGGACTAAAATTACTTTACATCAAAGGACTTATTCAAAAGAACATTTGGAAAGTAAAGCTAACACGAGAAGAATTAGAAGAAAAAAGACCATCAGCAGTAGCTTACATAAACGGAGCTAAAGACACGGAGAACGATTTAAAGCAGGTGCAGTTAGCAATCATAGAGCTAGAGACAGAACTACGCTTACACGGACGAGAAATCAACCGATGTCTTCATATAAACGGAGAATTAAAGAAAAGAATTGAAGAACTTGAACACGAACTTAAACACAAAAACAACGAATTATGACTAAAGAATTAGCGAGGGACATTTTATACAATTACCTACAAGAAAAAATAGAAAACAAATCAGAGCTTCCAATATGGGATGAAAGAATCACAACTACCTATGAAAATAATGTTTTAGCTACTTGGACATTTAGAGGGATAATAAAATTTTTGTACAACTTAGAAGATAAATTATGAAGAAGGAACACAAATTAGTAGCACTATGTGCAGTATTACCAGTATTAGCAGATTGGATAGAAGATTTAAACGACCAATCAGTATTTAAACAAGACCTAAAACGCAAAGCAAATATGTTTATGCAGGAAATTAGACGAGTAGATGACCAAGTTTTAAGGATTTACGGAGAGAACCGAGAACAAATCTACGAGCAACAAGTAGACTTGCAGATTAGATTTCGTCAATTTGTAGAATCAATAATTGTAGACTGATGAAAGTATTAAATTTATATGCTTGTTTAGGTGGCAACCGATACAAGTGGGATGAAGTAGTTGATAATTTAGAAGTGACTGCAGTAGAGTTAGACTCAGAAGCTGCAAGACTTTATCAAGAAAGATTTCCAAATGACAAAGTAATTGTTGCGGATGCACATCAATACTTGTTAGACCATTACAAAGAGTTTGATTTTATATGGAGTTCACCTCCTTGTCCTACACATTCTAAGGTAAGATTTACACAAAAGAATCAAGACTTTTATATCCCTGAGTATCCAAATATGATGCTTTACCAAGAAATTATCTTTATTAAACATCATTTTACTGGAAAGTATTGCATTGAAAATGTTATTCCATATTACGAACCATTGATAGCAGGACAAAAAAGAGGGAGACATTTATATTGGACAAACTTTAATTTACCAAGTGAAATTGATAGACCTGAGGCAAAAGGAATAATGTGTGGTCAAACTACAAATGAATTTAAAAAATTGTGTGAATTTCATCAATATGACTTTAGTAAATATAAAGGCAAACAATCTAAAATTAAAATGGCAAGAAATCTTGTAGATTATGAAGTGGGTAAAATAATACTTGAAACTGCATTAGGAATAATTAGAAAATCAGACACTAATCAAACATCAATTTTTGACTATGAGATGTAAAAACTGCAAACAAAAGTTTGAGCCTATCAGATTCAATCACAAATACTGCTTAAAAGATGAGTGCATTAGAGCTTTTGTAGCTGAGGTAAAAGAAAAGACTTGGAAAGAAACCAAAACACGAATGAAGACAGATCTAAAAACTACACAAGATTGGTTAAAGGAAGCTCAGACAGTATTCAATCAGTACATAAATTTGAGAGATAAAGGATTACCTTGTGTGTCTTGTGGTAAACCAATCAAAGGTAGAGTAAACGCTTCTCACTTCTGGAACGCTAACAATCACCATAACGTAAGATTCGATGAAGACAATGTACATTCAAGTTGCATCACCTGTAATCAATTCTTATCAGGTAACTTGTTGGAATATCGAACAAGACTGTGTTCTAAAATCGGACAAAAAAGATTTGATGAACTGGAAGCAAAAAGACACGTTACAAAAAAATGGACAAAAGACGAATTAAAAGAAATTATAAAAAAATATAAAGATTTGATACGAGATATGAAATAATGTTATATCTTTGTATAAACAAAAACCAATTTATTATGAAACATTTATTTAAATCGTTGGCTCAGTTCCAACAAGAAGTACCTGTAATCCACAAAGCAACGCAAGGCTATGGATATTCCTACTCGGATTTACCGAAAATTTTTAGCGTAATCAATCCATTGCTAAAAAAACACGGATTAGGATTCACTCAGTTAATTAACGAGGGAGATGTCTTGACGATTCTTTTCCACGTTGAATCAGGAGAACAAATCCAAAGCTCTACAAACATTCCGCAAAACGTACAACTCAAAGGAATGAACGACTTCCAAGTTCTTGGTTCTGCAATCACTTACATTCGTAGATATGCGATTAGTTCAATGCTAGGATTAGTAACTGACAAAGATACAGATGCAGGAGGAGAGCAAGTAAAAAACGAACCTAAGAAACAAACGCTAGACGCTAAGAGATTTCAAGATGCAGTTAAAGCAATAACGGAAGGAAAGATTACACGTGAGTCTTTAGAGAGCAAATTTCAGTTAACAGATGGTCAAATTGATATACTCAACGCACTATGAAAGTTAGATGTTCTGCTATAGGAAAAATTATGTCAGCACCTCGCAATAAATCGGAGGTGCTTTCACAGACTGCAAAGACTTACATTCACGAAATGGTGTTGCAGGATAAATACGGAATCAGAAAAGAGTTTAGCTCACGTTACACAGACAAAGGAAACGAAGTAGAAAACGAATCAATCAACTTAGTCAACGAAGTTCTGGACGTTGGATTCATTTACAAGAATGAGGAGTTTTACGAGAACGATTGGATTACAGGAACACCCGATGTAAACACGGAAGAAGTATTGTTAGACGTTAAATCAAGTTGGGATGGATCTACGTTCCCTTTCTTTGAAACTGAGATACCTACAAAGGATTACTACTACCAACTACAAGGATATATGTGGCTAACAGGTAAACAACAGTCAATGCTTTGTTACTGCCTAGTTGACACGCCTGAACTAATGGTTGAGGATGAGATTAGACGAACTCACTGGAAGCTTAACCTAATGGAAGAAAGTTTAGACCTAAGAGACGAGATTCAGAAAAAGCATATCTTCTCACATATCCCAAAGAATCGCAGAGTTAAAGTATTCTACGTGCAGAAAGACGAAGCAGTAATTGAAAAAATAAAAGAACAGGTTGAACTTTGCCGTGAATATTACAACACCTTAATAAATTTCCTATGAAAGCAACAAGTCAACAAATACAAGAAGCACATTCTTTATTAAAAGGAATTGCACTGATTTTAAACATACAGAATAATCAAAACATATTTGGAGAAGGTTTAGAGATTCTTTACCGAGCCTTGCAAGAAGTAGAAGTAGATAACGAAAACACGGAACAATGAACCAACTAATCGAAGATCAAATAGTAATTCGTGTTTTAAGCCGATTCAGCGAACGTTCACAAGTAGGAATAAACAAGTACAAGACAACGCTAGAAAGAACTGATTTAAGTACGTTAGAATGGCTTACACACGCACAAGAAGAAGCTATGGACTTTGTACTTTACTTGGAACGACTAAAAGATGAATACAGAGGTGGCTTATTAACTAAAATGATAAAGCAATCGGAACAAGACGGATTGTATGAAGAAAATTTAAAACGAACAATGCCTAAATAAACACGGATGAAAATAACAATAGAACAATACGAACATAAGATTATTCACGAAGTACCTCATAACGATGTAACTCTAGAAGAAGCTTTACAAATGATTGAAGGACTTTTAAAAGCAACGGGATATTCTTTCAGTGGGAATCTTGAGATAGTGGATGAGTGGGTAGATAATGATGAAACCTTTAAAGGATAAGTCCCAATTTTTACCACATAAATTAAATAGAAATGATAACTAAACAACAAGAACAATGAAAACAGATGAAAAAGGAAGACCACTTACTTATTGGGGTGGATTAGATGAATCTAAAAAACAGACAGCAGTAGAATTTGCAGTAGAAAAATTAGAGCAATTTATTCCAAGCGGAAATCAAATAGCGATAGGGCTTATATTCCAACAAGCCTTAGAAATGGAGAAGGAGCAGATTAAAGATGCTTGGGATAATGGATGTGGATATTTGCAAGAAAATTCACAGCAATACTACAACGAAACCTTTAAACAACAAGAACAATGAAAAAGAAACAATTAACAACAAAAGAACAAGCAAAAGAATTAGTAGATAAATTTAATTTTAGTTGCAGAGAATGTGATAATGCTATATTATCAGCACAAGTAGCAGTAGATACAATTATTGAAAGTGATTGCCTACATATGCCCGAAGACAGATTGTATTGGAAATCAGTAAGAAAAGAACTTGATATTTTACAACAAGAACAATGAAGATAGACATTGATGACTTCAATCGAAAGGCAGAACATATTATTGAAACAGTAGTTAAACCACAAGTAGCAAAATACGAATTAAGTAAACAATTAAATAAACATAAAATGGAAAACAAGTTAAACACGGGAGCAATCTTCAAAAACACGAACAAGAAAGCTGAAAACCATCCCGACTACAAAGGAAAGGTAAACGTAAACGGCAAAGAAATGGAAGTTGCGTTATGGGTTAAGCAAGGTAAAGCAGGTAGTTTCTTTTCTGCAGCTTTCTCAGAACCTTACGTTGCACCTGAGACAATGGAAAGAAGACCAGTAAGTGATGCAATGGATGATTCCGACTTACCTTTTTAATGTACGTTGATGAGGGAGGATTGCGAAAGCAATTAGAGATGTTGCTTCGTACCAAAACACGAAACCAAATTGTGCAAGAGATAAAGTCAAACACAGGAAGATTCCACCAATACCAAATTGACAAATTCTTACAGGGAAAAGACGTTACATTATGTACAGTAGTCAAGCTAGACAATTACGTATCCAGAGAGATCTACTTAAACAATTTAGAGCCACTTTAATTAGTGGCTTTTTTATTGTTGAAAACTTTTTGGCAACGTGATTAGATTTTCATCGTAAGTTTGATTAGAAATTAATCAATGGAATTACTAACAGAGATTTGTAAGCATCACAATGAATGGCTAAAAATAGTCAAAACATTCGGCTGCGAGTTTCCAGAGGATGTAGTTCAGGATGCTTACTTACGGATTCACAAGTATGGTAATGCAGAAAAGCTAATCATAAACGGAGAGATAAACAAATTAATTATGTGGACTATCCTTCGCAATGTATCTCACGACACCAACAAAGCTAACAGAATAGAGTTTATATCATTGGAGGATGTTTGGAATGTAGAAGACACCAGTGAAGCTATAGACAGACACGAAGCATTGAGTAAGGTAGATAAGTTAATAGAAGAAGAAACAAAGAAGTGGCATCATTACGATAAGATGTTATTTGATTTGTACAGAAAAACGGAGCTATCAATGCGAGAAATAGCAGAAGCAACTAACATACACTACACTTCTATCTTCCATACGTTAAAGAGATGCAAGAAAAGATTACAGGAATCAGTAGGAGAAGACTACAGCGATTATTTAAATAAAGATTTTGAACTAATAAAATAAACAATGGAAAAACGAACACCAAAAAAGAAAGCAGAAGGACTAGGAGATACAGTAGCACAAGTAACAAAAGCTACAGGAATAGACAAGCTAGTTAAGTTCATCGCAGGAGAAGATTGCGGATGCGAAGCGCGTAAAGAGAAACTCAACGCATTATTCCCTTACAGAACTCCCAAGTGCCTAACGGAAGACGAATACACGTACCTAAACGAATCACAGGTATTAAACAAGCAAACACTAAAACCAAGTGAGCAGGATGCAATCTTAAAGATCTACAATAGAATCTTTGGAATCAGCAGAGAACCTACTTCTTGTGCAACTTGTTGGTTAGAGATTATCAATAAAATGCAAAAGGTATTTAACGAATATAAAATTGAAGATGCCAATTCCTAAACCAAAATCAGGAGAATCAGAATCAGATTTTATGCAACGATGTATGTCTGATGATAAAATGATTAGTGAATACGATAAAGAGCAAAGAGCTGCAGTATGTCAATCAAACTATGCAGCAAAACTTGCAGAAGAAAAAATATCATTTGACTATGACGGAACTTTTTCAACTCAAAAAGGATTTGATAGAGCAGTTAGTTTAATTCAATCAGGTGCGGATGTTTATATCATTTCAGCACGTTCAGAAAAAGACGGAATGTTACCAAGAGCAAACAAAGCAGGAATATTATTTTCAAAAGTTTACGCTACTGGAAGCAACGAAGCAAAAGTTGACAAAGTTAAAGAATTAGGAATTGCAGTACACTACGACAATAATCAAGATGTAGTTAATCAACTTCCAAACATAGGCAGACTTTTTAAATAAACACGAAATGAAATACTATCTCATTGACCACGGAAAAGAAATGATTGCAGAAGCAAATGTTCTAACTGACCATCTAACAAAGCAAGGACATCACTACGTTGTTTACTTGACAAATGCTGATGGATTAATGTGCGTTGAAGAGATAGACGAGAATGAATTTTTAGATCACTTTAAAAAGAACAATGCAGGTAAATAAAGTAAACATAAACGAGGTAAAGACGAATCCAAAGAATCCACGTTTTATCAAAGACGATAAGTTCCGTAAATTAGTTAAGTCAATACAAGAGTTCCCTCAGATGTTAGAACTACGACCAATAGTAGTAGATGAAAACAATATAGTTCTGGGAGGAAATATGCGTTTAAAAGCTTGTAAAGAAGCAGGACTTAAAGAAGTTTATATTGTCAAGGCAGAGAATCTTAGCGAGGAACAAAAAAACGAATTTATAGTAAAAGACAACGTAGGGTTTGGTGAGTGGGATTGGGATATGTTAGCTAATACTTTTGAAGCAGAACAATTAGAAGATTGGGGATTAGATGTACCCGAATTAAAAGAGCCTACAGAAGAAGGAGAGATCTTTTTCAGCACGGAACTTGATCAACAAAGCAACTATATTGTATTAAAATTTAATACTGACATTGATTGGATTCAAGCTCAATCTATTTTCGGATTACAAAGCACTCACGCAAGAAGAGCAAATGGAAAACCTTGGAGTAAAGGAATCGGAAGGGTTATGGATGGAACAGATGCAATATTAAAAATTAAAGAAGGATAAAATGAAAGTTAAATTTTTTGCACCATCATATAAAAGACCTGAGAAAAGTATAACTCAAACAACTTACCCGTTTATTAAATTAGTAGTTAAAGAATCAGAGGCTCAAGAATACATTAATAACGGAAACGATATTGTAATAGTTCCAGATGAAGCTCAAGGTAATTTATGCAGAATTAGAAATTACATACTTGATAATTTATTTGAAGATGCAGATTGCTTAATATTATTGGATGATGATTGCAAAGGAATTTATAGATGGGAAAACCAAAAAAAAATTAAGTTTGAGCCAGAAGAGTTATTAGAGTTCACAGAGCAAATGTCAATCCTATGTGATGAATTAGGTTTTAAGTTCTGGGGATTAAATTGCGTACAAGATAAAGGAGCGTACAGAGAACATACTCCTTTTGGAACGTTACAATATATTGGAGGACCATTTCAAGCACATCTAAAAAACGAAATAAGATATGACTTAGATTTACCTTTAAAAGAAGATTACGATATTACTCTGCAACATATAAAGAAATACAGAGGGTGCTTAAGAGTAAACTTTGCAAATTATGATGTAAAGCAAGCAGAACAAGCAGGAGGTTGCGCTACATATAGAAATGTGCAAAAAGAAACTGAGCAGTTTGAATTATTGCAAAAGAAATGGGGAAGCAAGATAATTGTAAAGGATCAGAAAAGCAGAAGAAAATTTGATTTTAACCCTATTTTAAAAGTACCAATCAAAGGAGTATAAACAACGAATCAACAACGAAATGGCAGGAAAAGGACAAATAGAACCAAGATGGGAGAAGGGAGAAAGTGGAAACCCAAACGGAAGGCCAAAAGGAAGTAAAAATCGCAGCACAATAGCACGTCAATGGCTAGAAGTCAATCAAAATTTAAAGAATCCTTTGACAGGCGAACAGGAAACAATGTCACAGGAAGATTTAATGACCTTAGCGTTGATTAAAAAGGCACGTGAAGGCGATGTAGCAGCGTACAAAGCATTAATGGATTCAGGTTACGGACAACCTCTTCAACAGATCGAACAAACCATATTAGAACAACCACTTTTCCCAGATGTTCAAACGGACGACCTCGATAAATAAAATACTCGCTTTAAAAAAACGAATCAAGATAATTCAAGGCGGTACATCTGCAGGGAAGACGTTTGGTATATTACCAATTTTAATAGACAAAGCAATTCGTACAAGTAACTTAGAAATTTCAGTTGTTGCAGAATCAATCCCACATTTACGAAGGGGTGCATTAAAAGACTTCCTTAAAATAATGAAGTGGACTAATCGTTACATAGACGGACAGTTCAACAAGTCACTATTAAGATACGAGTTTAGAAATGGATCAGTTATTGAATTTTTTAGTGCTGACGATTCATCTAAGTTAAGAGGAGCAAGAAGAGATGTTTTATATATCAACGAATGTAATAACGTAAGCTTCGAAAGTTATAACGAATTATCAATAAGAACTAAGCGAGAAGTATTCTTAGACTTCAATCCTGCTAATGAGTTTTGGGTACATAAGGAACTAAAAGACGAACCTGACTCAGACTTCATTATTTTAACTTACAAGGACAACGAAGCTCTCGATGAATCTATAGTTAGCCAAATCGAAAAGAATAGAGAGAAGGCAGCAACGTCATCTTACTGGGCAAATTGGTGGAGAGTTTACGGACTAGGAGAGATTGGAAGTTTAGAAGGAGTAATCTTTAATAACTGGAAAACAATAGACACAATACCTGCAGAAGCAAAGTTGATAGGAATAGGATTAGACTTTGGATACACGAACGACCCTACTTCTGCAATAGAAATTTACAACTACAACGGACAAAGAATAATCAACGAGATATGTTACCGTACAGGAATGGTAAACTCAGATATTGCAAAAGTGCTTCCAAATAGCGTTACTATTTACGCAGATAGTTCAGAGCCTAAATCAATCGAAGAGATTAGACGCTTTGGAAAGATGATCAAAGGAGTAACCAAAGGAGTAGACTCAATCAAGTTCGGGATTGACGTAATGCAAAGACAAGACTATCTAGTTACGAGTTCCAGTACAAACCTAATCAAAGAGCTTAGAAGCTATTGTTGGAGCGTAAAGAAAGACGGAGAGAAAACAAACGTACCTATCGACCATTTTAACCACGCTATTGATGCTTTAAGATATCACGAGATGGAAACACTAGGACTAAAAAAGAACTATGGACAATACAACATCAGATGATTTACCAATGATGAAAAGAGTAGTTGAGGACTACATCTATCAGCGTACAGGAAAA